AGCGCCTCAGCCCAGTCTGCCGTGTCGACGATTAAAGTTTTGCAGACATTGGGTGTCTTGATTACGTCTGAAACCTGATTCAAAACCATGGTCCAGCTGCTAGGCTCCGGAAGCCTTGCCACATCCATATCCTTGGTGCTTCCCTCCGTATCAATAAATACTGGATCCGGGAACCTCGCTGCAAAAGTTGACTTGCCAATACCTTCCGGGCCATACACAACAGTCTTCTTCGCCCCTGGCAACTTTCCTTTAATAATCTGCATTAAAATACTCCTTCCTTCCATCCTGTCTTCTTATCTTCCATGAGCGGGTGCTCCTGACCTGCCACGTATCCATCTTCAATTACAATACTGCACTCTTCCCCGGTGCTTACCCTGGTTGCAATGGCTTGCAGTCCTTCCGCTTCCAGCCATTCACCAAACTCCTTAAGGACTTCTAAATCCATCTGCTCTAACTTATCAAGGAGGACGAAACCACACTCCGGATTTAACTTCCGGACAATGGCAGTGGATACTTTAAGCCGGTCGGAGCCTGACATGTTGTCCCACTGCTGTCCTTTATAAACCAGCTCTCCTTCTTTAATAGAAAGTTCCGGAAGTGGAAGTTCAGCAGATTTAAGAAGCTCATTTTTAGCATCACGGGTTTCATCAAGCTGTTTTGAAAGCTGGTCATACTGCCTACGGTATTCCCTGGCATCGTCTTCCGCTTTCTCTTTGTCAAGGTTCGCCCGCACCTTCCGATTGATTTCCTCAATATCAGAAATGCTGCGCTCCAGTTCTGCGGTAGACTGATCCTCCAGATCCTTCGCATTCATTCTGGCAATGGAAAGATCCGCCCGGACTGTCTCCTGTTTTTTCAGGAGTTCCTGGATTTGCTCCATAAGTCTCTGGTCTTCCTGTTCTAACTGGTGGAGTCGCTCCCGCTTTCTTTGGTTCTCACCATTCTGTGCCAGGATATCCTGTTGCTTTTTAATGAGGTCAGAGGCAGATACTAACTCCACCGGAGCGTCATTATAAGCCGGTTGCTCTTTGGCATACTTTTCTTTCTGATCAGCAATGCGTCCAATGGTAAGCCTCTCATTATATTTCTCCTGCTCTTCCCGTTCCAGAGTCATGAGCTTGTCCCCTACTCCAATGATCTTAAGTAGGATCTGGGCTTTCTCTTTTGAGGTGGACTCCATGAACTTTGGAAGGTTTAACGCGAACTGCTCCACAAAATCATTAAGAAGCTGCTGTCCGCCCTTCTCGCCGTTCGGATCTGTTACCTTCAGGGCGCTGTTCTTGCCTTTCCGTTCAACCACAAGACCGTTGCTCATGGTGATCTTAAGGTTTGGCGGAATCACTGACTGGTCGCGCTGCGCCTGAGAGGGACGAAACTTGTCCCCACCAAGCACCCAGGCGATAGAATCCAGTACAGAGGTCTTTCCCTGGTTGTTTCTGCCTCCGATAATAGTCAGACCGTTTGCTGACGGTTCGATCTTTACGGCCTTAATTCTCTTTACATTCTCAATCTCCAATTGATTGATTTTCATAGACATTGTTGCAATCCTCCTGTTTCCTATGTATAATAGGAATGAATAGTATTTACGTGTTACCTTGATTCCCTGGGAGTTGCCGCTCCTGGGGTTTTTGTTTCTTCAGAATAGATACTGATCTTTCCGCTTTGCATACAGCACTTTGTATCAATACCCATTTTCCGGGCTTCATGTGTAAGCGCCAGACCTAAACTCGACATTTTACAAGCCAAAGGCATAAGTCTGAGAACCACTTCAACTGGAACCTTAAAATCCAAAGTGTTAATGAAATTCACCGTATCATTATGCTTTTCGATCAGATTCAGCATTGCTTCTTTTGTCATGATTCCTCTCCTCTTAGTTGTTTAATCCTGTCCTGAACAATAGTAACCTGCCTCTGCGCTGATTTTAGATCACTATCAAGCTTTTCCATCTTTCCAGCTCTATCCACCATATCCTCAATAAGGGGCATACCAAAGAGGGTGTAAAGCATTGCAATTTGATCCTTACCCCCAGTCTCACTGATAGTTGGGTACCAAGTGTAAACGTACTCAATGGTGCTATACTCTTCATCACTGATCGGTTTATTCACCAAGACCTCAAACTCGTTCTTCATCAAGATTCTTTCACTTCCTTTCTTGTAAAATTTTTCCAAATCTCCTATACTGTAGGTACAAGCTCCTGCCAGAGCTGAGTACAAAAGAAAGGAGAGTCATAAAATTATGGAAACTACTACTCTGTCGCTACAAGACCGCATTGACCGCCTCGCCATTGCCTATATCGAAAATCACTACGATGTTAAAAATATGTCTGTTTCTGACTTCATGGAGAAATTCAATGAAACATGTGGGGAAATCTGCAATTCCCTAAATGGAATTAAAAACTGATTGCAACATGTATTCAGCCAGTTTCTCAAGTAACTCACGTGCAGAAGCAATTGTCATCCCGTCTAAAACTTTGATAATTGCTTCTGCTTTTTCAACTTCATCTGGGGCAAAAATCCCTTCTTTTTCTGTACAAATTCCGTTATTGTTCTCAAAAGTTATTCTTGACGCATCTTTAATAGATTTCATCCTCTCTCACCTCCTCTCACAACGTCTCTAAAGCACCAACCACCATAAACATCAGAGCAACGCTTCCGATGAAGATTACTGCCGGCATAATCCGCTTTGTAAACTCCATCAGCTGCGACGGGCGGGTGTCGGTGTAATCGTCTAAGTTGTCATAGTACTTCTGCATGGGAGACCTCCTTTCCTCTGACGATCTGCAGTATCTCCTGATCGCTCAGGCCTAAAGCAGATACTAAAATCCATAAATCCTCTAACCGGAAGGTCTCTGGGTGCTGCCAGCGATAATTAATGGTATTCTCTGGACGATTTAGGCGTTTGGCAATTTCCTTGTTTCGGATTTGCTTAAGTGTCATTCGATTCCTGATAGTAGTTCTGGCGATCAACTTCTTTTGCTCAAAATCACTTGACTTTAACTTTGGCACTTATCTCTCTCCTTTTCTCATAACCTCTGCATGTATACTGCCTGGACCGTTCCGGGCAAAGCCGGCGATATCGGCGGGTCTCGCAAGAATGTGCAGTCATGGCTCACACCCCTAACTGTTTCATAATGTCCCGGATCATGGCACAGCCGGAATCTGCTGCAACGTTGCATACTTTCTTCCCACCACCTGTAAAAGTTCCTATTACTACTTCTTTCTCTGCATCATAATTCAGTGAAACCAGATCATGGGCTCCTCTTGTTTCCTGAAGCGTCGCCAGGAGCAAGTCACAAATACGCTGTTTGTTTTCTTCCATATGTATCGCCATTCCTTTCTTTATTGCCTTTTTATTCTGGGTATCCTATAATTGACTTAACAAAATGCCAAGGAGACAGCCTATGATTATCACAAATCAAATTCTTCGGATTTTACGGTATATCTACAAGAAGAAAGAAGTATCCTACCTTTCAATCCGGAAAAAATTTAAAGTTCCTTCCTATGAAATCTTGGAAAGCCTTGTATATCACCAGTACCTTATTCAAATAGGTGGCTCTCGAACCAATACCGGGAACCTATTGAAATCACTGAAACTACTATGTTTCAGCTAGATGATCTTGGCTTTGTTGAAGTGGAAAATAAACAGTGGTTCAACTTGCAATTTGTTATGACTCAAATACTTCTCCCAATCGTAATTGCAATTATTACAACTCTGCTTACATTATCCCTATCAGCTTTGCTATAGTCATCCCTATAAAACTTCCCAGAATACCACTAATAATTGGGGTAATATTTTCCTGAATAAATTCTTTTATGACTCCTATCCCTCTCACCTCCTTTTCAATGTGCTGTTATGCAACCCCGCGGTATACTACAGTACAAATCTTGGAATTACCTTTTGAATCTACGTGGGGAATTTTTACAGGATAGTTATTTTCAGCTAGCCACAACTTCACGTCTTCAAATACAGAGGGCTTGTACTGGGTAGTTACGTCATCATGACCATTCCGACTGAATGCCGTAGTCACTATCTCGCTTTCTTCTATATGAAGTTTCTGGATAATAGCGCTAACAGCAAGGATATGTGGGTTGCCACCTGCAGAGTAGATACCGAGTTCTTTTGCAATCTCTGTACAATCGTAAAGCTTAGGCATGTCCACTTTATCTGTAATGAGAGGAATCCCAAAGTCGATGCCCGCTTCATTCTTATAAAGGTTACCTACTGCGACTGCGATAAACTTTGAATCAACCCCAGCTTCTTTATAAGAGTCCTTCATAATCTTAGCCGCCATGTTGACCGATGAAAGGGCGGGGCGTTTAGGTGCCATGGATCTTATCCTTTGAGGAATACCTTCTCTGATCGTATCTTCCATATCATGGAACCGGTTAATGTACCGTGCGGTAAATTCTGTACCCTTGATACCTGTAAGCTTGTGGGCGATAAATTCACAGCCCTTTTTAGTTACGTTATAACAGGGTCGTGTCTCGCCTTTTCCATCTTTGTAGGTTGATCCCTTAAAAAAATCAACAAATGCAATATTGCTTTCGTTGAATTGATCGCAATATCTACGAATATCTCTCATTAAATCCGCGTGATTCTTCCCTACCATTTCAGCTACTTCGCGGCTGTCTAATGTCTGTTCTAAATTTTTCATGTATCCTCCCTTTCTGTTCTTCGATCTCCCTTTAACAGCTCCGCCCACGTTTCTGCAAACTCTTTGTAGATATTGGAACATCTTTCCGCATCTGAGTATGTCAGAATAAGACTTTTAACACTTTGCGGTCTATTGGTTGCCTGAGAGTACAGAGCCCTCGCCGTGGCATCACACTGAGTTGCCATCACCCAGAAATTACATCTGTACTTATGGTTTAACTTCTTGGTATGTTCATTACACAACCTTTTGTAGACGTAATTCGGAGATAATCCATAACTCGAACAATCCTCGATGTCAATTACAATTTTCACTTTTTCCCGCCTCCTTTTCTTCTAATAAACTGTCTACGGTTACGCCTAGTAATCTCGCTACTCTTTTTAAGCTCTTTGCTGTAGGACTTACCTTATTCCATTTGCACAAACTTCCAATTGATAAGCCTGTTTCCGATTCTATAAAATTAATGGATAAACCGGACTTCTTAGCGGCTGCGCAAATATTGTCATATACCATAATCTGATTATCTTCCTGCTTCGTAAAATCACCTCCATTTTTTAGTTCTGAAAAAATCGCCAAAATATATTGACTTACTTCTGAAAATATTCTATAATTGGATTGTCGATCAAATTTAATAAAAATTCCCAGATATTTTTATCGCTATAATTATGCGATTTTTTCAGAACCCTATAATCACATTATACGCGATTGTTTCAGAATGTCAAGGGTATTTTTGCGATTTTTTCAGGATTTTTTTAAGGAGCGCAAAATGGATCTTAAAGAGCGTATCAAAGAGTTATGTAAGAAAAACAATATTTCAATGAATCAACTAGAACAAGAACTTGATTTTGGCAAAGGATATATTAGTAAGCTAGGAAAAAGTACGCCCAATGCTACGAAAATTCAGCAACTGGCTAATCGGCTAGGAGTATCAGTAGATTATCTTATGAACGGCAACATTGATAATGATAATGAACACTATTACGTGAACGAGGAAACCCGGGAGATAGCCCAGGAAATTTTTGAAAATCCGGACTTAAAGTCATTATTTCATGCGGCAAAGGATTTGCCACCAGAAAGACTAAAGGCACATATAGATTTTATTAAATCTTTAAAACAGCAAGCAGAAAAGCATAATAATGAAGGGTGTTGATGAGGATGAATAATCCTTTGCTTACTGAAACTATAGGAGTACATTTCTTAGATATGGATGCGCTAATTGAAGAACAGGTGATTTGTAATAGCGATGGAAGTTTTACCATAATAATTAATTCAAGATTAAACCAAGAGCGTCAAATGCTTGCATATCAGCACGCTCTTCTACATATTGCTAATGATGATTTTGATAAGAACGACGCAGATTCAATAGAATTAGCTATGTGACGAGATTTATTAACTTGAGAAAAGATTAAAATAGTCTATGACATTTTAATAAAAACAAATGAAAAAGGGGTAAGAGTATGGAACAAAAATGGTATTTACAAACCTGGTTTATCTGTCTGTTATTTGCATTTTCCTCATTCATCGCACCGGCGATTGTGGGACTGGTATTGCTCGTAATGCAAATAAATGAAAACGGTAAAATCCGAAAAAAATATGGAGAAATCAATCAACTAGAAAATAATATAAATGGGCTAAACTCTATGCTTCTTTCAAAGAAGGAAGAATATGAAAATTTACGAGACCATTTAGACGAAGAATATTCTGCAAAAAAAGCTAGTATAAAAAAGGAAATGGATCAATTGCATGAGGAGCTTAAGGCGCTCAGTGTTTCTGCAATTATTAAGCATTATAATATATCAGAATATGATAGTATAACTTCTGAAGAATGTAAAAACAAATTATCTCTTTTAAAATCTGACGAACAGAAATTAATAAAAGATGGTAAATATATCACAATAACTTCTTCCAAGTCTAAACAGGAAATTAATAATAACACAAAGCAAATAATTAGATGTCTAAATGCTGAATGTGACAATGCTTTAATAAATATTTCCACCAAAAATATAGATTCTATGCGTAATAAAATAGCTAAATGTTTTGAGTCTTTAAATAAAATATTTTCAATAGACGGAATCCAGCTTTCTAAAAAAGTATTAGAGTATAAACTGGAAGAACTGAATCTAGTATACACATATGAATTAAAACGACAGCAAGAAAGAGAACAACAACGAGCTATAAAGGAACAAATGATTGAGGAAGAAAAAGTCAGAAGGGAAATCGAAAAGCAAAAAGCAAAAATAGAAAAAGACCAGATGCAATTTACCAATGAAATTACAAAGCTTATGACCTATATGCAAAAAACG